CAGGAGAAAGAATGCTGTTACAATCAGGACAAGTTTTTGTTAGCTGATCTCCGCCTCCCTTGCCCTTGCCTTTTTCTTTTACAATTACATTATTTATTGGACCAAGGCGTTGAGTATTGCCAGCAAAATCAAGAACAAGACAGTTGGCTTTATTGGGACTAACTCTTGATCCTCTGCCGAGACTTTGAACATGAAGTACAGGACTATTTGTAGGACGAAGCATAGCAATAAGATCAATACCAGGCTCATCGAACCCAGTAGTAAGTATGTTAACATTAACAACACATCTATATTTTCCATTTTTAAATGCCTCTATTATTTTATCTCTTTCAAATCCTGATTCTTCCATTCTTGAATGTACAGGGGCACACCTTATACCATTTCTAAGTAGTGTCTCAGCTATATGCTCTGCATGATTAATATCAATTGCAAATATAAGCCATTTTTTACGGCTCTGGCCAGCTGCTATAATTTCTTTTATGGCTTCTTTTGTTACACCATCCCTATCAAAAGCAGCGGATAACTGTACTTCATTAAATTCACCCGCCTTTAGCTTGATTTCTGATACATCCATTTCTAGCTTGGTGCGCTTTGATGTTATTTGTGAAAGGTATCCTTCATCAACCAGTTGCTGAAATCTTTCAGGACTTGTCCAGTCATAAACAAGATCATCAAACATCCTACCGTGACCATATATAAGACCATGACCAAGCCGAAAAGGAGTAGCAGTAAAACCAATGATAGTAGCTGACCTAAGACCTTGAAAAAAGGTTTGGTACATAGTTTCTGCATTTGGTGATATGAGATGAGCTTCATCAATAATAATGATGCTATTCTCTTTAACTCTTGAAGATTTTTTATACACTGATTGTATACCAGCGACGGTAATATGTTTCCACTCTCTTTTTCCCAATCCTGCAGAGTTGAGCCCCACTTCTTCATCAAGGTACTCAGATAATGACTCATGATTTTGCTCCAATATTTCTTTTACATGAGAAAGAATTATTATATCAGATTTTGCACTATAATGCTGAACTAAGTCTGCAATACAATATGTTTTTCCACTACCAGTTGGCATGCCTACTAAGGGATGTTTTCCTGGATTTGAATTAATATATTTTGTTAAGGCAGGAGTGCAACCCGCCTGGTAGTGCCTCAGCTTAATCATATATTAAACATCTTATCATATTGGTGATTATCACAAGCTTTTTGTTGATCATCACTAGTTAAATTTTTATCATGAAAAGAGCAAAACCATTTGCCATCAGATTCTACATCAACATAATTACAGGTTCTACAAGTTTTTTCAGGGTCTTTATAACCATGACAAACTTGCCTAGCATCACACATTTTACACTCAAACCAGGTAATAGAGTTGTTTCCTACTCTTGGCAAAAGATCTGTTGCTAATATTATTTCTTCTTGTTTTTTACATAGTTCTTGAAATCTTTCTCCATTAAATTTAATAACTTCAAAAAAATATTTAGAGTCATTTTTATTGTATGCAACATATAAACAAAATGGCAATGCTTCATATCCCATATATGCTGTTACTTGATCATAGTGACCAGGTTTAGAAGCAAACACACCTTTTTTAACCAAGTCTTTAAAACTTTTATCATTATGAGTTTTATATTCAGTTAAAAATCTTTGATCTATATCATTTTCAGAAAATGCTATGCCATCTGAATGTCCTTTCCAGTGTCCTGCAAATCCTATAACTTCATCTTGATCTGATACAATGTGAATTCCAAGCTTCTCTAAATCAGAAACAATTACTGATTCCATTCTATGGCCTACTCCAAACAGGCGAAGAATCTGAGCGGAATGTGTTGATTTATATGTCCAATAATGATCATGCTGTAATTTTCGATAACAGCTGGTGCCAATAGAGCTTAGGCCAAGATAGTCTCTTGGCAAGGATTCTTTTGTTACTTCATTTAAAACAGCTTCAAAACTTTCAACTATCATCATCAATTTCCTTTTGTATTTTACTGAATTTTTTTCTCAATTTTTTCTTTTCTTTTAAAAAACGCTTCCTGGCTTTATCTTTATCATTAGAATGTGTATATCCAAGACCACCATTTTTGCTTTTATTTTTCTTAAATTTCATACCAAAAAAGCCCCAATTAAGGGGCTAAAAGAGCAGACTTAATTTAGTCAGCAGATAATGCTTTATAGCCTTTTATTTCATTTTTCTCAGGCCACTGAGCAGTTGCAGGCTTAACACTTACTTTAATTTGCAAAGGTATATTATGCAAATCATCAGTGTCTTCAAGATCATAATCACCAGGTAGGCCAACTGCCATAACAATAGCTTTCATATCTCCTTTGCCTATGCGTACAGCAACATCTGATTTATTTACCCAATTAAGATTGGTAAAGATCATGCGATTGCTTCTTTCACCTTCAATAATTTTGAAAGTCAAAGCAAAATACTTGCCTTCTCCATCATTTGTGGTTTCATAAGTAGATTTGACAAGCTCTGCTTCATACCAGCCTTCAGGTATTGCTGCAAATGGATTTTCTTCTACATCATCAGGTGTAAACATTTCAGGTAATATTGCCATTTTTAAGTTTCCTTTTATCAAGTATTTTGTTTATGATTGAGGACATGTCAGGTTTTTCAGGGTTGTCCAATGCCCCTGACCTGTCTTTAGCAAATGAGAGTCTTGATGGAGAAGTCTGTAGCATAGAAATGCCTTTTCGATCTACCTCCAATTTAAAATACTCATCTACTAAATATGGTATTTGATTGCCTAACACCTTGCCAGGCATCAAAAGTTCTTCAGTAACTTTACCACTTTCGTCATCTCTGACAGAGATCATCTTACTTGTAAACATTACATGTTTATTTTTAAGATTGCGAAAGTTTTTTAACATTGGAATCATTTGGTCAGCTAAAGCCATATAAGCTTGCCTACCATCTTTATACTGAGGTTTTAATTCAGTAACCAGGACTTCTGCTATCTCAGCCAGAGTATCCATTCCAATAGATTCATATTGTTTTGCTTCCGCTGCCGTGGTTGCCCACTTGTATGCATCATTAAGGTCTGCTAAACTTCGCACTTCTATATAATCCACTTTCTCCTCGGCCAATGATAATAGACCTTGCTCAGCGGAGATTATGATAGGAGTGGGCAAAGAAGCTGCCAGACGGGTTTTACCCACGCCTGGCCCTCCATAAACAACACATTTAACGGAATCAAGACTTAAATCCATAGTGGATTGTATCTTAATAGCCATCTTTTATTTCCTCATAATTTTCTTTACAACAATCAGACTTGGTGGTAAATGCAGAGCACCAAATTTTGGCGCCCCATATTTCTTCATATCCACCATCATCTTCTTCGATAACTTCACACTCTTTTCCACAGTTTTCACAACGTGTCATTCCAGCTGTCTCCAATTAACAAAAATTTAGATTGAAACTCTTTAACCATTTCAAGTTTTGCTTCCATACTAGCTTTAGCTGTTGCAATAATCTTAGCTGCTAATACTTCAGATTGGATAGCAAGAAATGATGAATGATCATTTATATCAATATCAATTGTAGTGATTAAACAAAGGTCTTTATCATCTTCATACATTTTCCATCTATTTTCTACCATGACATCAAAATCGTAACCATCACTAGCATACTCATTTAATCTTAAAATAATATATAACTTCATTTTAGTATTCTCATTTCAGTTAGCATTTACCGATTAGTAAACACTTCATTAGACACTAAGAATCTAGTGTCTAACAAGGTGTCAGCTATCAAATACTTTATCTTGACATGTTTGACATAATCCAGATATAGCATATTCTTTGACACTTAAATTATCTTTAAATTGTGTAACAGGATTTTTGCACATTACACAAGATCTTTTTCTAAGTGATTCAGTATAACCTGGTTCACCAAATGCTTTTATTGACATAGCATCTACAACATTTTCTAACTCTTTCATTCTAGCCATTATTTATTCTCCATTTCGTTTTGATGTAGTTCTCTTAACATTTGAGTATATACTGCAATATCAATAAGTGAGTCTTCATGACCTCCAGTATTAAAATTAGCAACATAACGATTTAATTTGCCTACAATAATTAATAAAATATTGAATCTATTAAGTGCATCAGGACTGTCTAAATTTATTGCTGTTCCTCTAAATAATGTCTCAAGAACATAACCAGTTTTTTTATATGATTCGCCATACACTTTTGCTCTTTGATCAAAAGTATCAGCAGCTTCATTTAGCATTTCAGTTACAGTCATAATGGTCCTCCATTAGTTTATTGACAGCATTGTCAATTTTTTCTGGTGTTATAGTCTCACCGTTTGATAATTCTGATTTTAACTCAATTACAAGCAGCTTTATAATCCGCAGTCCAACGAGGAAAGATGTTTCTCTTATTCGCTCCTGTAGGTTATCACGCTGATCTCTTATTGAACTTTCTAGGCTATTCAATCTTGACCAAACACTATTAGGGTCACTCATAACTTTTTCCTTAGTAGCAATTCTGCTAACTGACCAATAACATATTCCAATTCTTTTGGGGTGTTCTCCCAGCATTTTTGTAGCTCTAGCACTACAGCGATTGAAGCCACTTCAAGCTCCGCAAATTGCATCTCTAGAATCTTTAATTTATTCATAATCTATTCCTCATCGAACATCTCTTGCTCGGTGTGCGGCTTACAATTGTGTAAGTGTTGATCGCAGACATGACACATATCACCACCATCGTTAAGATCGTAGCTGATGCCGTTAATGTTTGTTTTTATGTTGCTTTCCATAATGTTCTCCATAATTTACGGTACTCAGCACTGTTGACCACTCGTAATGGCTGGCCACCCTTTTTGCTGATTTCCTTAGCCATGCAGTTAGCTGCCTTTTCCTCAAAGAACGCCTTACCAACACGCTCGTAAGCAATGGCCGCTCCTGTAACGTCTCTTACTATGTAGTACATAATGCCCTCCTTAGTTGTTCCATTGTAGCACCCCTTACGGGGCACTACCCTAGTTGACTAAGATTCTAGTAATTGTCTTTTAAGTGCATGTAAAGCCCTTTTTAAATCTACACAATCTTCATCATTTTCAATATCAGATATTTTAATTTTACTGATATATTTAATTAGGACAGTTATTTCATCATTCAGCATTACAATTCCCCTTTTGATTTTTCTATAAGTTCACAAAATTGCGTATAAACAGATTGCTTATTTCCACGAAGTCCATATTGTCTTTTTATAGTAGCATATACAGAGCCACCAGAAAACTTCAGGCCTCTCATCTCAAGACCTAAAGCACTGCGTTGAGATAGCATTTGAGCTATCGCAATATTTTTCTGACCAGTTATAATCATTTAGCTTTTCCTCACTTTAAGATTAGCAACACGATAAACGCCACCAGATTTTTTAAGAGAATCAGCAAGAATAATAGCAGATTTGTAATCAGCAATTGGGAGTCCTTGCCTAGTTACTCTTTGTCGTCCATTTATGGTACTAGTTTTCAAGATAATAAACATGATTAGTTTCTCCTCATTTTAGCAATATCTACAGCATCACTATTACAAGTAACAGGAACTGCGTTAGACTTATGCAGTTGGCCTATTCCGATAACATAGC